GCCCTTGAGGATCTCACGTATCCGTGCTGCTGCCTCACGCATTTCGTTTTCCGGGTCCGAAGCAGCCTCGCCGGTGTCTGGTGACGAATCGTCTGCCATTAGATTTCCAACCTCTCGTAAAAGTTCGTATGCTTGTGGATTTTTCAGGTCCAGTGAGTTTACCATGTCGCTCAGTGCTTCATTCTTCGTCAGGTGGTCCCGACCCCTTTTCGCCAACTCCAGGTACTCTTCGTACTTTGAACCGTAGGTTGCCTGTAAGTGAGTGTGTCCTTCCTCCAGCGACTTCTTCGCCAGACCCTCCAGTCCCTCGTTTGCCGCCTTCTGGGCTGCCACAAATGCATCCCACTGAGTCTTCGTCAGGTTTGCCGCATCCGCAATCCCCCGTGCTTCCTCTGCCCATTCTTCCATTCCTTCCGGGGCACTATACCCCTCAACAGACTCAGGCTTACCGATCTTCTGGTAAAACTCAGCCAACTCCTCGCCACTGGCCTCTGCGCTTGGAATGGCTATCCTACCACTCATGCTCTTCTCCAGTTCCTGATAGGACTTAGCAAGCCCCGCAACGCTGTCAAACTTACCACTCAAGGACTCTTTACCTTCAAAGTCCTCAGGCAAGTGTTCCGATAGTTCAGCCAAGGGATTCCTCCGCTCTTTCTAAAAGTGCTTGTATCTTCCAGTACGCAGACCTCAAGCCAAGACGCTTTGCCATAGCATGAGAATCTATTGGGCACCGTGTGTGTTCTCCAGATGCTTCAAGGTGCTTGTTGAGCATCTCCTCTGGTTCAATGGTATCACGTACACCAAACATGGTCTCCAGGTGCTTCAAAACCCTTTCACCATGCGGCGTTTTGAATGTAGAGCGATAGTCCTTGAGTACCCTATCCAACTGGCGTACCTTCCTCTACAGGAGCCTCTTCAGGTGGTGGACCCTGCTGTTGCTGTTGCTGGGCCTGTGCTTGTGCCTGTTGCTGCTGCATCTGTGCTTCCTGCTGCTGCATTTCAGCCTCCCTTGCCTGGGCCTCCTTGGCCGCACGGGCCTCTCGAATATCGTTGATCTCGTCTTGAGTCCTGAATATCTCCGCTGGCACGTCACTCTGCTGCATGTCAAACTCACGTAACCTGTCAGGGTGAATGTCCTCAATGAATGCAGGGTCTTGGGTTGCTTGCATTAGTGCTAGTCTTCTCTCCAGGAAGGACATGACACGCTGTGCGGACCCCTGCTTCTGTGCAGAGAAGAACGGGCTGCTGAACTTCACGGTGGCAGATATGGAGCCACCCATCATTGAAGCCGCCTCACTCCCCTCGGGTAGTTCGTTCCTCCTGGACATGATCCCCATGACTGACTGAACTACCGGGCCAAGGAACTCATTGTTCACAATGTCGGCGGCAGAAGCAAGCCTCTGTAGACTGCGCTGCTGTCGCTGCCTTGACTCTTCCGCTGAACGTGGCTGAGAAGCGGGTTCCGACAAAACGTCCGAAAGGAACGCCTGTCTGATCTGGTCACGGTCGTCCCTTGCAATCTTATCCGCTGCTGCGTAGTCAGCCCCACTCTTCAGGAAGTTGGGCGATATTTTTACGGGTGGTCTAGTCACGATTATACCGCCATTGGCGATGTCCATGTCAACCATGGTATCGTCCTCAACCATGAGCGGTGGGTTCAGATCCCTACCTGCTGCTATTAGGATTTGCCGCCTCAGTTCACTTAGCCCCCTAGCGTCAGCCCTTGCAAGGTGACCACGCCCCCTGCCGTACTCCTCGCCGTCTACACGGTGAAGCCTACTGACAATGTAGGGCTTTGTGTCGTATCCGCTTTCCCTGATAATCGTTGGGGGTATACCGTCAGAGCATATCCAGGTGCTGACGTAGTTCTTGTTTGTTTTGGAGGGTGACCCACCCTTCACCTTGTTTTCATTCTCGTAGCAGAACTGGTGGTATAGAACCTCCTCCATGGGCCTACCTTGAGAAACATGTGTCAGTGCAGGTTTGCCTGGGTTGTCGAAGTACCTTACAGCGTCTAGTGCTGGCATTGAGTACTCCCTGACCACCATGGTGATACGGGAACCCTTACCCTGTGTCCACCACATACGGCCAATCGGAACCGCCTCAAATAGAAGCCCTCCACCGTATCCAGGTGAGATGGTGTCCTCCTCCACCAGCATTGTGGAGTTGCCCAACACAATCAGGTCACGCAGTGCGCCCGTGGCCTCAGTATAGAAGTTGCTCTGTGATAGGGCAGCAAGAACTCGCTGGGCAGTCTTATCCAGCAGTTTGCGGATCGTGTCATCTTGTTGGTAATCGAATGGGGGTACAATACGCAGCCAGTCCTGACTGGGTGGCAACAAGGCACCCTTCATAAAGTTCACCAAGTGGTCAGCGGCAATCATGGCAGTGGAATCGAACACGGGCTTCACCCGCTTGGCCCCCCCGGACTTCTTGGTTGTTATGTCGCCCCGGAAGGGCATCATATAGTCAGATATGTCCTGCCAAGCAGACTCGTGGTTCGACCGACTGGTCTTCATTGCAGAAAACCTGGACATTAGTTCAACTGCACGCTTTACCATTACCACCCCCCAAAGAAGTCTTCGTCTACCATTCTGATCCTTGTGCTACTCCTACAAGTGCCCGTAGGCTTACAAAACCGCAACATCATTACGGCCTTGTGCAGTGCGTCGATACAGTGGTCCTCCTGGTTGAGTGCAACCTTGCCCCTGTGGTGTCTATACCGGCGCATCTCCTCCAGGGTTCGCTTGCAACCGTTAGCCATGAACACCAACATGCCTGTCTGCAACAACCCCATGGTTTCTTCGATAACATTCATTACGGCCCGTGTCTTATTGCCCGTCATGGGGTCAACAACATACGAAGCCTCGTTCAAGACGTTTATCCCGTGCCCACGAAGTTCACCAACGATTGTACCGCTATTGGTTTGCCTCATACCGTCATGCGGCCACGCCACGGGTATTTCATGCCCACCCATTACACGCAACTGAGAAGCGAAGTCGCCCAGTCGGATATTCTCAGCCTTGAAGTCCTCTACCACATAACATATACCAGACATGGGGTCTTTTGCCAGACGCACAGCGGCGTACTTGCCAACGGTGTGTGCTAGGTCTATCCCAATGATCTGGTGGAACTTTTCAGACGCTAAGAAGTCAGGTGTCACTATACTGCCCTGCGGTATGTTGTAGATCAGCCCTTGAGACCTTACAGGCTTACCGTGAAGCCTTGCGTCTGCCAGTGGGTTGTTCTCGTACTTCTTCATAAGCGTCTCTCGGTGTTCAACGCCCATGTGGTCCGCTTGGGATATGTCATAGTTGATTAGACGCTTTATCCCGTCCTTCGGGGACTTCTCAAACAACATGTATAGTTCTGTCTCGCCCCTGAGCGGAGTCATCGCTATATCGACGAACCCCCCGGTGGCATTTGTCCTTGCGGACAGTTCATCGTAGACCATCATGTCTGGCTCTTCGTCAATGGCAACTAGGTCCAGCGAGTAACCCTGCAATCTACGCCAGCCCGTGGAGTATGCAAATACATAGACCTTGGAGTACCCGTCGAAGTCCCCTTCGCTGTCGTAGTGCTTTACCTTGAAGTAGTCGATCTGATTTGCAACACCACCGCTCAGTCTGGTTATGTCGTCTGCTGGGTCGAACGTCTCAGCGGGTAGGTATCCACCACCACGCTCCTCTGGTGTGCCAAGCAGCCTGTTCACAAGGAGGTCACGGGTAGACTGGGCAGTCTCGCCCCCCAGTGCCCCCTGGATCGGACCCTTGAACTTATATCCCGTGTACCACTCCGGGTACAGGCCGGTAACGTGGAATGTGAACTTCATACACAGGGCCGTGGACTTGCCCGCTTGGTTTGCCCCCGTGAGCATGGTCTCTTTCGAGCAAGCGTTGAGGAAGTCCCTTTG